CCACAGGTTAGGTAAGGTTAGGTTAGGTAAGGTTAATATATTATATATAGTGCGAAATTTTCGCACGAAAGCGAGCAAATTGTATTTTTTGACCTTAAAAAATCAAAATCAAAAAAATGTTGACAAATCCGGTTGAAAGATGTATATATATTAAAAATCAATAGACGCACGAGAGCCGGGCGCCGGCTGTTTGGGAAAATCGACGTTGTGCAGCGATTAGAGTTAAAAAATAATTCTGGTCGCTGTTTTTTTATTATTAAATTTTTAGGAGGTATAGGACATGGCAGATATTCAAACATGGCAAGAGAAGCTGTTGATAGATTTAAGAGAGTATGCTGTTGAATATATGCATAGCCACAGCATTAAATCAAAAAAAGAATTTAATGAACAAGACTTTAAGGCTATGTGTTGTTATGCCTTTAAGGATTTGATAGAACCGGAATATAGGCAGGCTTATATTACTTCCGTCAAAAAAAATGGGCATTTGAAATATAAGCAAGATGTTATATCAGACATATTAGATATATATTTAATTTTAGCCGACGAGTTCAATATAATTCCATCGGTTAGATGTTTCTCTAGATTAGTTGGTATAGATCCTCACACATTAAGAGATTGGAACAACAGCAATATATATATTAATATATCCAATAATGCCAACAGTGGTATAGATAAGTTAAATACGAATAGCAATGTTGGTTATATAGATAAGGGCAGGGCGCCCGGCTCTTCAAAATTAGCCCCCGTCAAAAAAATTTTAGGTGAAAGAGAAGAGAGCATTAAAGACAGCTTGTTAGCAGCTGGAGCGCCGATTGGTAGAATCGCCGTCGCAAATGCAGAATTTGGATGGGATAAGCCACAGCAAAAGGCGGAAAGGGTCGTCGTCATTCAAAAGACGGCGGAGGAAATAGCCGCCCAATATGGCGGATTAATTGAAAAGTCTTGATATTTTTTATTGTTTTCGCTTTTTGAAATCCTGCAAAACGGCTGAACCCCCGATAAATAAAGGAATTGCGGGCATTTTAAAGACTTCGCGAAACGGTTATTTCGCGAATAGTTG